ACCTGAAGGCGCTGTTCGCCGGATTCGTGGCTGCTGATGGCGCTCTCGAAACCGCGGTGCTGGTGATGGCCGCGAAGACTGCTCTGGCGTTGGGCTTGCTCACCGATGGCGGGTCTCCAGTGTTCTCGACCATTGGTCCGCGCGGTGGAACCCTCTGCGGAATCCCAGTGTTCACGACCGCGGCTTGCGAATCCGCAGGGAGCCCCGGCGAGACGTTCATGGTGTTGTTCGACCCCGCGCAGGTTTTGATCGCCGACGACGGCGACCTTGCCGTGAGGTCAGCGCGGCATGCGTCCGTCGAGATGAGCGACACGCCCACACCTGGCGCTGTGGCACAAGTGTCGCTCTGGCAAAACGGCCTCCAGGCTTTGTTGGTAGAGCGTGGAATCAGCTGGCGTCGCACGAGCGATACCGGCGTGGCGGTGCTGGCAGACGTCACCTACTGAGTCGAGCATGGCTGCCACCGACGAACTCGACGCTCAGATGGCCACGTTGATGGCGTCCTTCAAAGCGCAAGCGCACGCAATGTTCGCGCACCTGACGCCGGCGGACGCGACGCCGAGACTCCGCGGCGCGGTGGAATCACTCGTTGGTGCCGTGCTGATGCTGCAGAAGACGCAGGAACTCGGCATCGACCGTCGCGAGGTGCTGGCCGATACTTTGAAGACTCTTGCCGAGGTGTGCGAGAAGTTTCCGGAGCGCCTGGCAGCCATCGAGACGCGCCTTTCCACGCTGGAACGCCGGAGCTGAAGCATGGCCACCCTGAACGAAGTGCACGAAAAGCTGCGCGCGGTCGCCAAGGCAATCGCTCTGCCCGAGCCCCCGCCGGCTCCCGCGCGAGTGGAAGTCATCGCGGTGCCTCAACGGCAACCGTGGATTTTCAGAATCCGGCGCGACGATCAAGGTCGAATTGAATCGGTCCTGGCCGAGCCGGTGATCGCATGAACATGACCGTCCGCGACCTGGCCGAGCTGAACTTGGCCACGCACGTCCGTCTGCTCGACGCGCAGCACCAGGTGATCGGCGAAGCGAAGCTCGGAGAGTTCAGCCTGCACGGCGACGGCGCGAGCTGCAATCTCGTCGACGCAATGAAGGCCGACGAGCCGTGCTACTTCGAGTTGATCGACGATGACGGGCGCGTCATTCATCGCGGACCGGCGAGCGAGCACATCGAGGTCGAGGCGCTGGTCGAAGCATTTCGCCAAGGGCTGAAGGGAGAAGATCGATGATCACGGAAGCACAGGTGCGAAAAGACTGGATGGCGGCCCAGCGCGAGAAGCTAAACGACTGGCGCCGCGACAGGCGTGCCGATGGCTGGCCACCCGATGTGATCGAGAAGTTGGCCCTGCGCACCGAGGAGATTTCGCGCGAGAACCTTGAGCGTGCTCTGCCGCTGCTGATGCGCGACTTGATGATCACTTCCGGCGACGCGATGTCGCACTGAAGCCATGACGCCAGCCGAACGTATGCAAGCCCGCGGTCAGCCCGAGGCGACGCTCGCCGATGTTGTCGAAATCGAGGCCGTCGGTATCGCACACTGCATCGTCGACGCATACATGCTGCTCGCCGATGGCCGGCACGCGACCTGGCAGTTCGTGCTCGGCGGAGCGGTCGGGCAAGACCAACGGCTGACGATCCTACCGGGCGAGTGAAGTGCCGCGACTTCGCTGGCACGCGCCACCGAACGACCACGATTTGTTCCTCGACGTTCGGGATCGGTTTCGAGCCGAAGGGATGGAGCTGTTTCACGACTTCGCCGCTGGGCTGTTCAAGGTCCGCTGCGGTTGTTCGCTGGTCACAACGTGTCCGACGCTCACGTCGGCGCGCGCGTGGCTGCAGCGCCGAAGTTCATCGCCGACGTGAACATCAACCGCCGGCACATGACGAAGGGCCAGCGCGCGATGGTGGTCGCGATGATCTATCCCGAGCCGACGAAGGTGAAGCGCTCTGGATCTTCAAACCTTGAAGATCAAACCGGCGTCGCGCGTGGCTACGTCAGCATGGCCCGCGCGGTCTTGAAGTGGGGGAAGGAACTGGCCGACCCGGTGCTCGCCGGTGCCGAAACCCTGGACCGCGGATACGAGATCATCTGGAAGTCGTAGTTCATCTGGAAGTCGAGATCATCTGGAAGTCCCCGGCGCCAAGTTCTGTCCTTCAAGCGCCGAGCCGACCAATGGGAAAAGCTCTCATCTGGTCGGGAATCCCTGTGCGAAACAACACCCCCGCCAGGCGCGCGTATCGGCCCGCCACGCGATTTTTCGAGTCGGCCCCACCACCACACCACCCCTCCCGCGAAAACAGCGTAGAGAGCCCTCGCTTTCATCATTTCAATCAACAGCTTAGAGGTGCAGTGCTTAATTTTTGTGCACCACTATGGCGGCAGGTCGTCGATAGTTTTCGCCTCGCCGATGCGCCAATGACATGGATGGCCAGGCCTATCGCACCGCGGCGTCGATAGTGGAGGTGTGGACTATGGCCGCGGGGTCGTCGATGGGCTGGAGCTGCGATGTCCAGTAGGCGATGACACGCTGCGCGACCTCGACAATCGACAGTGTTGGTGCACCCAGCTCGGTCGCTTCGCGTGGCGTGAGAGTGACCACCAGGTCCTCGACGAAGTAGTCATCCGCGTAGTCGTCGGCGTACCCCTCGACCTCGGTGCCGGCAACCGACTGGTGCTGTTTCGCGAAAGCCTCGAAGTGCTTGCCGCCGCTCGCCAGCTGAGACACGAGCCTGAGCAGCGGATGAGACTCGCGAACCGCCTTCTGCCGAGCATGTGCGTCCCGATCATTTGCAACTTGATCCGGGTCCATCCAATCGACGATGTGCTCGGCCGTCACGAAGAAGTCGAAGGCGGCGTACTGCTGCCACTGATACTGCTGCGGGTCACTCAGCCGATCAAGATCGTGCCGCAGCTTGGCCAGTAGGGTATGCGGCGAGCGCAACTCGAAGAAGCCAGTGAACGTAGCCATAGATGCGAACTCCAGTGATGAAGGTCAGATCGTGAGGCTGTTCCTGGCAAAGTCCACCGGCACTGCTCAGACGAGTTCGACCAGTCGAAACAGACTGAAGGCAGGCGCGACCTCAGTTGTTTTTAGCCTGTGATCGCATAGAACAGGTGCCACCACCAGTGCGTGCGCGTCTCGACTCTCGCCAAGCAGGACACATCCGTCAGGCCGGTCGACTTGTCGCTGCACATGCCGGTGCGTAGCGCGTAACGCTCGTTCTCAATGCGCACGATGATCGTCAGCAGGAAGACAACCACCAAGAGAGCGGCAGCAAGTGCGACGGTGGTGGCCTTCAGGCGCCGGTCAGTGGGGGTGGCGTCCATCATGTTCGTCCTCTTGTCGCCGGTGTTCTTGGTCACGGTGGCTGGGCTGTCAAACAGCGTCAGTGACCCGTTGTCTTCAAAATTCATACCGAGCATGCGTTGGCCGGCCCGAGCCAAGAGGTCCGCCTCCGATTTCCCGCGAAAGTACCTCGGGGCTGGCAACGTCATCGGCGCCGGCATCTTCGGAAATGGAACGTCGTTCTCGACCACATACAGCGAGCCTCGAATATCCACGTTCATTGCACCAACAAGCCGCGTACCGTCTGCGCGGCCTGGCCAGCTTGATTCATCAACTGGGCCGGGTACCAGGACTCCGAAGAAGACCGTCGCTCTTCCAAGGCCAGGTACCGAGATCCATTTGACCTTTGGCGGAACGCGAGGGTCGAGCACGCTCACCGCCACCATTGGGGTGATGATGCGGAACGCCAGGATCTGCCCATCGCCTGCAGGGCGTGGCCATGTCTTGATGAAGCGATCCATCGGATCGGGCGCCGGATCGAATAGCTCCGAGAGCTTCTGCCTTTCATACGCCATGTGCCAGCTGCCGCTCTGGTGCATGCTGAAATGGATCGCTCCATTCAACTCTCGGCAGGCAACGTAGATGTCGCTCGTGGTCGCCGATGGCTTCGTGACCACCCAGGTTGCCGCGCGGCGGTCGCCGTCGCGAACCCCAAATCGAAAAGCTTCCCTACGTGACATCGAAGCGACCGGTTCCTTTCAAGCGACCTTGTCGCTCCGAGGCGTGATGCCACTGCGATGGATTATCGACTCGGTGCTGTCGAGCCTTTCGTTGTTGTGCCACGGGAACTAATGCGATCACGGCCATCGAACATGATTCCCACCAGCATCGTCATCCCGATGAAGACCGCGTCCTTCTTCACCTACGCCGGCGCAGGCCGGATCTCAATCGCGCGGTATCCGCCGCGGAGCACGCCAGCGGGTTTCCGGATCTACAAGGCGCTCGCGCCAGGTCCGTGGTTCAACTCGGTCGACCGCGTCGAGTACGAGCGCCTGTACGCCATCCAGCTCTCGCAGCTTGACCCGGGGAAGGTCTGGGATGACCTGCACGCACTGGCGGGCGATCAGGAACCCGTGCTTTTGTGCTGGGAGCGCCCGCCGTTCACTGAGAGCAACTGGTGTCACCGCCGGCTCGTGGCCGCGTGGATTCAGCAGCACCTCGGACACATCGTCGAAGAGCTGGGAAGTGATCATGGTGTTCCTCGACGTGCCACCGGGGAACAAACCGGGGAACAAATGGGGGCTGAATTTCAACAACCTCAGCATCCACGCGGGCTACAGGCGAGTATGTGGTTCCGACCCGAGGCACCACTGGATGTTTTCTCGTCCAGTCCGATCCAGTCTGATTCCCATATAAATCAACGACTTACTGAGGATATTGGCCTCACGTCGATGCAGATCAATTCTGCTCGTTCCCCGGAAACCGGGGCACAATCCGGGGAACAACCGTTGCACCGGGGCGAAAATCGCGGGGTTGTTCCCCGGTTTCTCCAGGGTGCAGCCGGGGAACAGAAAACCGGGGTACAGCACCCCCGATTCCCCGGTCTCGGAGGTCGTGAAAGGTCGCCCATGCTCACCGACGCAAAGTGCAAGTCAGCCACCTGTCCGCTCGGCAAAAAACGTGAGCGATTTACCGACGGCGCGGGGCTGTACCTAGAGGTCTCTCCGGCCGGCTCGAAGCGCTGGTTCTGGAAGTACTACCCCGACGGAAAAGAGAAGCGGCTGGCGGTCGGCTCGTACCCCGAGATGTCCCTGCGCGCTGCCCGCGAGGCGCGAGACGAGGCGCGCAAAACCAAGCGCTCGGGCGCAGACCCGGTGCAGCAGCGAAAGGCGTCGAAGGCTGCGACCGCGGCATCGAGCGCGACCACCTTCGAGGGCATCGCCCGCGAGCTGCACGCTACAAAGGCGGAAGGGTGGAGCGTCGGCCATTCGGCGCAGTGGCTGCGTTGTCTCCAGAAGGACGTGTTCCCCTTCCTGGGTGCGCTCCCGATCGGCCACATCACGGCTCCGATGCTTCTCAAGGTGCTGCGCAAGGTCGAGGCCCGTGGCACGCTGCAGATGGCGCACGACCTGCGGGAATACGCTGGACAGGTGTTCACCTACGGCATTCAGACCGGACGTTGCGAAGCCAACCCAGCGGCCAACCTGCGCGGTGCCTTGAAGCCCACCACGGTCAAGCACATGGCTGCCATGCTCGAACCCACGCAAGTGGCAAAGCTGATGCGTGACTTGGACGGATACGCAGGGCAGCCAGCCACACGCGCGGCGCTGGTGCTGTCGGCGCTGCTGTTCCAGCGGCCGGGGAACATTCGCGCTATGGAGTGGGCTCACATAGACACGACTGCAAAGCGATGGATCATTCCGAGCGAGGCGATGAAGCGCACCGTGCGCGGTAAGGTGAACGGGCGGCCGCACATTGTTCCGCTCGCGCCGGCGGCGCTGGCAATCCTAAAGGATCTGCGCCCGCTGACTGGACACGGGCGCTACGTTTTCCCGTCGCTGCTTGGTGGCGAGCGCTGCATGAGTGAAAACACGCTGCGTTCGGCCCTGCGCCGCATGGGCTACTCGAATGATGAGATGACCCCGCACGGGTTCCGTGCGATGGCCCGCACGTTGATGATCGAGCGCCTGCCCGGAATCGAGGCCGAGGTGATCGAGGCGCAGCTGGCGCACGGTAAGACCGGGCCTCTGGGTGCAGCCTATGACCGAGCCGAATTCTTGGCGAAGCGGATCGTCCTGATGAAGACGTGGGCCGACTACCTCGACCAGCTCCGTGCCGGCGCCAAGGTGTTGTCCTTCGCCGCGCCGGCCTGACATACTGGGCCGGCTGCGCCTAGCTTCCGGCTGATCCCCGAGGGCGAATACCGGGTTCCCCTACCCCCTGGCGCGGCACTCTCCTAAGGGGCAAGCGCGAGGGGGCGCGATGTCGTTGAAGCTGAGGCGAAGCCGCGCGGTCGCAGCCCTCACGGGGTTGCGGCCGAGAATCGAAGCGGGTACCGACGGGCGGGCGCTCGTGATCGCAGTCGACCTATGCGGCATCGCCAGGATGCCGATGCCTGAGTGGCTTGCCACCGAGTGGTCGCGATGCGCGAGCACTGTGCTTATGGGTGGCGCCACGAGCTGGGACGATGCTTTCGGCCAGCCGTGGCCGAACAACTACAAGCCTGCAGCCGCCCTTCGTCGTCGCCGCTCCGTGATCCCGAAAGTGACAGCGGCCATCCGGACGACCGTAGCCGCAAAGCAAAGCATGCCGATCGACAAGTCGTTCTGGGAACAGATCGGCGCCATCGCTGGGTTGGGCGCGACGGCGGCCGATAACGCCTACCGGAAATCGAAGCTCATGTTCGGTCCTTCGATCCAGAGCCTCCGCATCAACCTGGCCATCTGCGACGCCGCGAGCGCCATCATCGCCAACGCACCAGACACAGTAATCAACAGCGCCTTCTTCGCTGAAATAAGTGCGCGGTCGGGCGTGCCGCGCGAGCAGGTCGAAGCCTGGTTTCGCAGCGCTCTGGATGAGGGCCTGACTTTCTCGCCCGAACCTCCGACAGCCTAGCGTCCCCTCGTACCCACGAACTTGGACAAAGTTCGCGGGTGTACGTCTGGTGCCGACGGATGCGTAATGGCGCCACAGAAACCGACGGAGGTCGACGTGGCTCAGGACTCCCAATTTCCCGACGCTGCAGCACTCGTTGCTGCATTTGTAGCCGCACCCGACGATGCGCTCACCAAGGGCAACACGGTCTGCGAGGTCACGACGCTCAGCGCGTCGACCCGTGATCGCCAGGTGCTCGCGGGCACGTTTCCCAAGCCGCTGAAATTCGGCACACGCTGCAAGCGCTGGCGCGTGGGCGATGTCCGGACCTGGCTCGCCGCGCAGTCATCCGGGCTCGGGCAGTGGGCTCCGTCCACGCAGGCTGCCGACGCCGCCAAGAGGACGAACGCAGTCGCAGTGACACGGGATGCGCCGATCGACGGAATCCAGGTGAAGCGCGGGCCGGGCCGGCCGCGAAAGCATCCCATCGTCGTGGAGGTCACAGGAGCGCCGGCATGACGGCCCCAGGTGATGAAGCCCCGGCGGCCGGTGGTGCGGCGGCAGGGGCTCCGGAAGACTACGAAAGCAAGCACAAGGATTCTGCCACCAGCGGCCTGTCGCAGTTGGCCATCCGCGCCGACATCGACCAGCACGACCAGGTCGTCGCCCACTTGAAGGCCCGGGTCGCACGCGCCGGTTTCACGCTTCACGTCATCGGCACCAGCAATGGCAGCAGCATCTTCACAGTGATGCGGTGGGGCCGGATGATCGACCTGGTCGACGTGGCCGCTGTCGAGCGCTTCCTTCGTCGGATCGGAGCACCATGAGGCCGATCGACATCGTGCTGGGTCGGCTCGATGGCTACAAGCTGCGCGAGAACGGCCGCGACCGCTGGCGTGCCTGCTGCCCGGCGCACGGTGGCAACAACCCGAGTGCGTTGTCCATCGGCGTCGGCGACGACGACGTGGTGCTGCTGAAATGCTTCCACGGTTGCGGCGTTGACGAGATCGCGGTCGCGCTCGGGCTCGATCTGGCCGACCTGTTCGCGAAACCCGCGAACGGTCATGGCGCCTCGCCGCTGAAGCGCAGGCGCCTCCTGTCGGCATCGCAATGCCTCGACGTTGTGGCGTTCGAGTGCCTGGTCGTGTCGGTTGCAGCGCGCAACCTGGCCGCCGGCCACTCGCTGAAGCCAGAGGATCTGGAGCGGCTCAACGTTGCCGCCGAGCGCATTCAGTCACTTGCGGCGGAGGTCCGCGCATGAGTGCCCGGCCTGAGTACATCAGGTTGCCGAGTTCGCCTGGCGAGAGCCTGGTGCGCGAGCTGGACTACGTGCTGGCCGACGACTTGTCCGACACGGACGAGACGTTCGACGACGAACTTATCGAACGCACCCTGGGCCGCAACGCGTTGGCCGCGGTCTACGGCGACACCAACTCGGGCAAGACGTTCCTGACGATCGACATGGGAGCGGCGGTGTGCAGATCCACGAACTGGATGGGCCGGCCCACCGCGGGCGGGCTGGTGCTCTATCTCGCCACGGAGTCGCCCGCGTCGGTGCAGATGCGCCTGCGCGCCTACAAGCGCCACCATCGTGTTCGTGTGCCGGGCTTCGTGATCGTGCGCTCACCGATCAATCTGTTCGACGGCGACGCCGACATCACGGCGGTGATCGCGCTCGTCGAGAAGATCGAGCAACTGCACGGCGACAAGGTGGCGCTGATCATCGGCGACACCCTGGCGCGCATCAGCGCTGGCGCGAACGAGAACAACGGAGACATGGGCGTCGTCATGATGAACGCCGACGCGATCCGCCAGGCCACCGGCGCGACGTTCCTGTGGATTCACCACTGCGGCAAGGATCAGGCGCGCGGCATGCGAGGGTGGTCGGGCATGAGCGCGATGATCGACAGCGAGATCGAGGTGGTCGTCGACGAGACGACCGGCGTGCGCTCGGCCGAGATCACGAAGCAGCGGGATCTACCCGGCAAGGGCGAGCGCCTCGGCTTCCGGCTGGAACCCGTGCATCTTGGCCTCAATCGGTGGGGCACGCCACGCGGGTCGTGCGTCGTGGTGTCCGTCGATCCGCCAGCCAAGGCCGTGCGCGGCAAGCGGGTCAGCGAGATCTCCGGCGCCATCACCGAGTTCCTGACGGCGCGCGGCACGGGGTGCGCGAAGGGCGCGGCGGTGAAGCACTTCGAGGGCCGGTACGTGCGCCAGTCGGTCTACAAGGAGATCAACAAGATGATCGACGCCGGCATGCTGATTGAGGCCGTCGGGATCATCGCGCTGCCGGGAAAGCCCGGCCCGCAGGCATGAAGACTTGTCGCCAACTGCTGAAAAAAGAGGCAGCACTCGCGAGCGTGTCTACCAAGGTCGACACCGCAGCACTGTCGCCAACTCGGCGTCAGCTCTGGATCGAGCATTCATGCGGGTTGCAGGCTTGTCGCCAACTTGTCGCCAGTGTCGCCAACGAGCTTTTGGCGACGCGGTGTATTTGTCGCCAACTGTCGCCTCTCTCTTTAGAGAGAGCGACATTGGCGACAACACCCAGCCCGACGACATGGCGACCCGGACAAGCGCTGATGGCCAGCACCCACCCAACACCATCACCCAACCCGCTCGCAACTCATGGCGGGCTTCCTAGTGGGCCCTGGCAACCCTTCCGGACGATTTCACCTCCCCCTAGCCATCCCTCGGCCTCCGGTGTGAACCTTCGCGACCGCTCTGGCTTCGACGCGGCGGTAGATCCTGATCGGCCCCCCACCGATCAGTCCGGATCGTGAGCAGCGTCGAGCGGTCCACCGATTGGTGGAGGATGGTGTCGTCGGTCGAGACACCGTCGGTTTGATCGTGGTCGACCAGACCCGTCGCGCTGATCCGTTCGGTCGCACGACTCCACCCGTAGAGGTTCAGGTCGGCGTGAAGGATCTCGAGCGAGCGCGTCGGGTGCGGCTGCTGGCCGAGTGCTTCACGGCGCTCATCGAGAATCGCTTGCCCAGTGACGAGGCGCGGTTGTTCACTGCCTCTGGTGGCCTGGCCTGGCTGCAGCTCGGTGGCGCAATAGACAAGGATTACTGGAAAGTGCGTGCGCCGAACGGTTCGCACCACTCGCCGAGGTACATGTGGCGGCTGCTGCGCGATGCCTCCTTGAAAGGAGAGACGCCCGCCACGGATGACGACACGATCGACGCCGACAACATCGACATCGAAGGATCGGCATGAGCAGCACCAACACCAACCGGCTGAAGCCGATCGGCCTCGCGTTCATCAGACACTGGAAGGCGATGATCCTCGCGGACAACGAGCCACTGCACGCACTGGCCATCGCGGCAGCGCAACCGTGGTCGGACACGCTTATCGTTGAACAGGTCTTGAAGGCCGCAGTGTCCGCGATCGGCACCGGCGACACCGGTGCCGCTCTCGCCGCTGCTCGCCCGCTGGCCGAGGGCTTTCTCGACCTGGTGCGTCCGCGCTCGCTGATCGATCGCATCCTCGGCTTGCGGCAGGTGCCGGCCAACGTCAGCATGCTCAAGGTCACCGGAGCTGCCGCGGCCGCTTGGGTCGGGCAGGGCAAGCCGAAGCCGATCAGCGCGATGGCCTTCGAGCGCGAGGTAATGGAACTGACGAAGATCGTCTGCGGCCCGATTGTTGTGACACAAGAACTGGTGCGAGCGGCCGGCCCGATTGCGGAGTTGGCGCTTGCGCATGAGCTTGCCCGGGGCGTCGCGCAGTTCGGCGACAAGGCCTTCATCGATCCGAGCTTCGGGCCGGTCGTGGGGATCTCGCCGGCCAGCATCACGCACGGCATCACACCGATCCTGTCCAGCGGTTCATCGTTAGCCGCGGTGCGGGCCGACCTGAAGGCGCTGTTCGCCGGATTCGTGGCTGCTGATGGCGCTCTCGAAACCGCGGTGCTGGTGATGGCCGCGAAGACTGCTCTGGCGTTGGGCTTGCTCACCGATGGCGGGTCTCCAGTGTTCTC